TAGGAGTTTCAACTAATTCAGCAGTAACTGGGATAACAGTAAGCAATAGCACAACAGGTGTCTCAGGCAACAACGCTAACCTGCCGCCGTACTATGCCCTTTGCTACATTATGAAGACATGATGTATAAAGTAATACCAATAGCAAGTGAAACAAATTTAAAGTTTAATTGTAACCAGTGTGGTCTGTGTTGTAAGGCACTAAACTGTCAGTATTTAACAAAAGACAATCTTTGTTCTATTTATGAAACTAGACCATTAATTTGTAACATTGAAAGAGGATACGAAGAAGTGTTTAAATCACAGATGAGTAAGAAGGAATGGTTTAGTATTAATGAACAATATTGTAACATCTTGAAAGCACAGGAGAAATAATATGGCATGGCCTGTAATCGCTGCTGCTGCAGCAACTTTAGGAGGTTCTTATTTGGCAGGTAAGTCTGCTGAAAAAGCAGCCAAGACTAATGCACAAGCACAACTACAAGCTGGTAGAGAAGCTTCTTCGGCCTCTGCCTTTAGACCAATAGGACTAACAACCAGATACGGCTCTAGTAACTTTACTATGGGCACTGATCAGTATGGTAATCCAATAGTCACAGGCGCGGGATATACCCCATCTGCAGAGATTACTGATCTTCAGAATAGGTTATCTGCCTTGTTTGGTACTAGCTTGGGTCAGGCTGAACAAGCTCAAGCACTGGGCGCTCCTATGGGTGCTGCTGGTCAGAGATTATTTGGCTTAGGTGAGCAGTATCTAGCTCAGACACCAGCGCAAGCTCGTCAGCAATACATAGCAGAGCAACAAGACCTGCTGAGAGCACCTCGCATGGAGGAAGAGCAACGGTTAGCTGCCTCTGTCTTCGGTCGTGGTCGTGCTGGACTGAACGTAGGTGCTGCTGGACAGCCAGAACTAGCTGCTTTGGCGGCTGCTCGTAGACAACAAGACTTAGCATTAGCTGCTCAGGCTGAACAGGCTGCTCAACAGCGTATCAATTTTGGTGCTGGGTTGTTTAGTACTGGTGGTGCTTCAATTGGTAATCAATATGCCCTACAGAACCAAGCACTGGCTCCGTTCCTAAGTCAGTTTGGTGCTCAACAGAGCCTTGAGCAAGCAGCTCTACAGCCTCTTGAGATTGGTGCTAACTTAGGCGGCAGGAACGTCAACACTGCTGGTGCTAGTGCTCTGCTGCAAAGCGGTATCGGAGCTGCTAATACACGCTTACAAGGTAGTCTGGTTGGTCCTTCGTTGATGGCTAATGCGGCATCTAAGGTTAACTACGAGAACCTGTTTAATAAGTTGATGTCCCCAACTAGTGGAGGATGGGGTAGTGCTACTAACACTAACGCAATGTTTGGAGATACGGGACAATATGTTGGACAATTTACACCACAGGCAGCAACATGGGAAAGTGCATTCCAGCCTAATGTTTACGGTTAATTAGGAGCTAACATGGCGATTGAAACTTTATTTGGTCCTTCTTTAGCAGACGTACAAGAGCTACGTAGGCTACAGCAAGAGCGAGAGATAGCTGGTGCAGGTGGTCAGTTTGGTGTCTTTGCTCCTCTATATCAGGCTGGTCTTAGATTTGGTAATCAGGCTGTCCAAGGCGTGAACACGCTTATGGGTGCTCAAGATCCTATGCTTAAGAAAGCTACGGATATCCAATCTATTCTTACTCAGTATCAAGGTGCAGATTTAACAGATAGTAATGTTCTTAAGAAGATTTCCTCTGAGTTAGCTAGTAGAGGCTACGCCAAAGAATCTTTTACAGTAGCTCAAGAAGCTGCAAAATATGCTAAAGAAGCTAGCATTGAGAAACGAGCAGCAGCTAGCGATCTCCGAGCAGAAGAAAATCTAAGACTGCAGCAAGAAGCAGCACTAGACTTAAGATACAAAAACAATCCAGAATTAATGATTGAAGATGCTCGTAAGCTTCCTGATGATGATCCTAGAAAACAAACCTTAATTAATCGTTATTATGAGATTAAGGGCGATAAACTTACAGCAGAAAAAAGAGCTGCAGCAGAGCTTGCAAGGATTGAAGCTGACACAGCAAGGCTCAGGGCACAGGCTTCTAAAGAAAGTAAACTTTTGTCTTTAACACCTGCTCAAAAGGCAGTAGATAGTAAGTTTGCTGTAGAGTATAACTCTTTTGTTAATGCTGGCGGTGCTTCTACTGTTAATAAACTACTATCGGACTTAGATAAAGTAGAAACAGCTCTTGCTTCTGGTAGTAATATTACAGGTAAACGAGTAGGCGCTGCTGATGCTGTTGGGGTTCTAGCGTATGTTAACGCAGATGCTCAAACTGCTAAGGACTTAGCTGGTGGGGTTATCCAAAGTAATTTAAGATCAATTCTTGGTGGTCAGTTTGCTCAGAAAGAAGGAGCAGAATTGCTTGCACGAGCTTACAATCCCGCTGCTTCTCAAGAAGATAACTTAAAACGTATCCGTGAGCTTAGAAAACAAATTAGAGCAGCTTTGGATGCTAAAGTTGAATCTGCTCGTTATTACGAAGAAAATGGAACCTTAGCTGGTTACAAAGGAACTAAGTTTGTTTTGGAGCCATTTAAAGACACTGAGACAAAAAGTTCTACTGGCGGTCAAACTGGTGAGTGGAAACTACTTGATTAAGGACTAGCATGGCTCAATATAAAGTACAAGCTCCAGATGGTTCTATAATTCGATTAGAAGGCCCAGAAGGAGCTTCACAAGAAGAAGTACTTGCTCAAGCAAAGCGGCTATATGCTCAACGGGCAAAGCCTGATTTTACAGCACCAGCAACTGAAACATATGATGCTTCGGCTGAAACTATGGCTTCTGGTGTGCCCTATACGGGAGTATCCTCTGCGGGTGATGCTACAGTAAGCGGTTTGCTTCGTGGTGCTATCTATGATCCTATTGCTGCAGTAAGGCAGTTAGTATCTGAAGAACAAAGAAAGAAAGTAGCTAAAGAAGAGTCTCTGTATCAGGAAGCCCGTAGACAGAAGGGTGATACTGGTTTTGAAGGTGGTCGTCTTCTTGGCGGCATAGTCAGCCCAGCTAACGTCTTGTTGCCTCTCCGTGCGGCACAGATGGTCACTAGAGGCGGTCGTATCGGTCAAGTAGCCACTGCTGGTGCTGTCTCTGGAGCACTACAGCCAACCTTTGATATTAAAAATCCTGAAGATGCTGCTGAGTTTATTGAGTCTAAGATTGAACAAGTAGGACTAGGCGCTCTAACAGGTGCTCTTGCTGATGTAGGCATTACTGTTGGCGGTAAGGCTATTGATTTTGTGAAAGACTTAAGAAAGCCATTAACAGAAGCAGGTCGTAAAGAAGCTTTACAGGATATTTTAACTAAGCTTACAGGCGATCAGAGAGAACAGATTGTAGAAGCAGCCCGTAATGTTCGTCCTATTGTCCCAGGTTCTATGCCAACCGTGGCTGAGGCCGTAGCAGACCTACCTGCAGCAACAGCACTAGCGGCTCAACAGCGCAGATTAGCTGGTGACTTTGAGAGTGGTGGTTCTGCTTTGTTTGCTACTCGAGCGGCTGAACAAGAAGCTGCTAGATTGGCTGCTGTCCGTAATATAGGTCAGGATGAGGCTGCACTAGCGGCTTTACAAGCAGAACGAGCTGCAGTTACTGGTCCTTTGCGTGAAGAAGCATTAGAACAAGCTAACATTGCTGGTACTACTGTAGGTCCTCGTTTAGAAGCTGAACTAGCTGCTAGACAGGCCAGCATGGTTGACGCATTACAGCAACAGGGACAACTTCAAACCTTAGCAGCACAGCAGGCTGGAATAGCTCAACAGCCTTTTGCTCCAATGGCTGCTGCGGGTGTTCCTGCAATCTCAGGGCGTTATAGTGTCGCTGCTACCACTGCTGCAGAGGCTATAGATGCTGCTAAACTAACTGGTAATATCTTAGCTCAAAGACAAGCAGAAGTTGCTCTTCGTAAAGTTCAGGTACAAAGCCTTGCTGATGAGGGCTTCTATCCGTTAAAAGTAGACCCTGTGGTCCAGAGAATAGACCAAATCCTACGAAATCCTGGGGATATGGCATCAGATGTCACCAAGGATGTTCTGTCTTCCTTACGAGCTAAGTTAGATCCTACTCAAAGACCTGACTTAGTAAGTCCTAACGGTGTTATTGATTCTCGTAATCTGTACACAATCCGTAAAGAGATTGCTGATGATATTAACCAATTTGCTAAGGTTCGTCAAACATCTGATAAAAGAAACTTAGCACGTTTAGAAACTGGGTTAAAGGGCGTTATAGACGATGCTATTGAGAAGGCAGGCGGCACAAGCTGGAAGAATTATTTAAGTAAGTATGCTGATTACTCTACTAAGATTAATCGTATAAAGATCGGCCAGTACTTAGAAGGTAAATTAAAAACTTCTATTGAAGATAAAGAACGTGCTGGTGCTTTTGCTACGGCTATAAAAGACGCTCCTACTACTATTCAAAGAGCTACTGGAGGCGCTCGATATGAAGAGCTTGGGGATATCCTTCTACCTAAACAGGTTGGAGATATGAATGCTGTGTATGCTGATCTACAGCGATTAGCTAAAGCAAACGCTTCTGCTAGTAGGACACGGGTAGCTGGTTTAGGAGAAGCTGAGTTAGTTAGTCCTCCTGCTGTGTTTAACCAGACGATGACTATAGTAAACAAAATGTTTTCTAAGGTTAAAGGCAATGCTTTAACTAAGATTGATGCGGAGATGGCACAGCTTTTAGCTAACCCACAGCAGTTTGTAAAGTTTATGGAAGCTATTCCAAAGGAAAGAGCACAAGGGATTATGAGTGTAATATTCCCAAGATTGTCTCCTGAGTCTCGAGTACTTCTAAGGAATATCCTAGCAACTGAAGCTTTAGTAGAAGCAGAAACTTTACCCTAACATGAGTGAACCAGTAACACAAGCTGCCAAGGCTGCTGTCTCTGGCATTAGGGAAGCTTTAGCCGTAGGTAAGGAGCTAGAGGCTGTTACTAAGGACATTCAAGACCTTGGTAAGTCTGAGATCCAGGCTAGAGATGCCTACCGCCGTAAGCAAAAGAAGAGACCATCAGATACTTCTGTCTTCTCTGCTGTAGAGGAGTGGCGAGGAGTATACGAGATAAAGAAGCTACAGGACGAACTAAAGCAGGACATCATAGAGAAGCATGGTCAGGCTGCTTGGGCTGAGATAGAGGTTATCCAGCAGAGAATCCTTAAGGACAACAAGGATTTAACTGATGAGTTTGGTAGAGACATAAAGAAGCTTGCAATGCTCAAGTGGTACTGCTTTATCACTGCTTTCATCCTAGTTAGTTTTGCCTATGTCATGGGCTATAAGCCTTAAGGAGTTATTATGTTATCCCTTATTTCCTCTGCAGTTGGTTTCCTAGCCTCTGGTTTACCACAGGTACTTAGCTTCTTCCAAGACAAGGCTGACAAGGCTCAGGAGTTAAAGCTTGCACAGATGCAGACTGAGCGTGAGCTAGCCCTGGCTGAGAGGGGCTTTTTAGCCCAGCAGAAGGTCGAGGAGATCAGGACTGACCAGATTACCCTCCAGACCGATGCAGACCGCCAGAGCGCCGCTTTAGACCACGACAAGGCTATCATGGCTAGGGCCTCTAACTGGGTGGTTAACCTGAACGGGATAGTACGCCCAGCAGTAACCTTCATCTTTGTCCTAGAGTTAGTGATGATTAACATAGCCCTGACTTACTTCCTGCTGCGTGGTGGGCTAGGCAGCATGGACGTAGAGCAGTTCATCGCAGCCACTGATGTCATCTTCTCTGAGGATGAGATGGCCCTGCTGTCTGGAATCATTGCCTTCTGGTTTGGTTCTCGTCAGTGGGGCAAGAAGTGAAAGTAAGCAGTGCCTGCATAGAAGGGATTAAGAAAGATGAAGGAGTACGATTTCGTCCCTATCGCTGTCCTGCTCTATTGTGGACTGTTGGTGTTGGGCACGTTATTGATCCTTACCATATAAGGACACCATTCAATGAACGCAAAGGACTTAGTATCCCTGATGGGTGGGATAGAGTTTTGTCAATGGCTGAAGTGGATAGAATCCTCGCAGAAGACTTGGCTACATTCGAGCGAGGTGTACTTAGACTATGCCCTAAAGGACTTACCCAAGGTAGGTTTGATGCCTTGGTTAGCTTTAGCTTCAATGTGGGACTTGGGAACCTGCAAAGATCCACGATAAGGATGAAGCACAACAGAGGCGAA